TATTGTCACGTCCTTTCGATGATCGTGATATGAGTTACATTCATCCATCAGATATCATCAAGGACGATTGGTGTGCACTTGCACAGTACCACGCTATCAAGGGTAACTATGTTGAGACCCGTGATAAGCCTACCGCTAGGTTAGCTTCCATCTTTGCAGAAGGCCATATCATCCATGCTAAGTGGCAGAACTGGTTTAAAGAGATGGGCGTACTCTACGGCAAGTGGTACGATGCTAAGACTGATGACTATACCTGGGCTACCTCTAAAGACCTAGTTGGCTACTCCCGTAAAGATATTGAGTATAAAGAAGTCCCACTTCGTAGCGACAAGCATATGATTCGTGGACATGCTGATGGCTGGATTAAAGGCCTTGGAGATGATTGCCTAATTGAGATCAAGTCTATTGGTTCCGGTGGTCTTAGGATGGAAGCTCCGGCTCTCATGGCCCAGTCTGAGGACAATGTAGAGAAGGCTTGGAAGAACATCAAGACCCCTTTTCGTTCACACCAGTTGCAAGGCCAAGTCTATTTACACCTATGCCATCTAATGGTTGAAGAAGATCTTCTTCCCGAAGCTCCTAAAGAGATTGTCTTTATCTATGAGCTTAAAGCAAACCAAGAGTATAAAGAGTTCGTAGTAACTTATAACCCAGAGTTCACAGCAGAGATCTTTGATAAGGCTTTGGATGTAGCTTGGGCAGCTGAGAATAGCCGTCCCCCAGTTTGCAGTATTGATCCTAACAAGGGTTGCAAGCGTTGTGGGCCATTTCAGGAAACAAAATGAGCAAAGTACACGACAACAAGGGTTACTGTGGAGAGTGCGGTAATTACTCAAAAGAGTGTAAGACCCTTGATTTTCATGGTATGAAACAAAAAGTATGTAAAAAATGTCGGGAGGCAAAGTGAGTATCAGTAGAGATGTATTATCATCATTAAATGAGCTTGGCTTTTCATTGACAGCTAAGCCAGAGTTTGATATTCCAAACCTACCTCGTGATATTACCGAGCTGGATGATGAGGGTCTTATGGATCTTTTTGTTCAGTTTACTCAGTGGAATGATCACCTAGCTGGTGCTCAGGCCATTGCTATTATTAATGAGAGAGAGGCACAACGAGCTCTAGATGGGGCTGAGTCTGCCGGCATGATCAAGAACTGGACCGGCGCTAAGGGAGATAGAGTAGCTCTAATTAAAGCTCAGATTGCTGGAACCCAAGAAGTAATGGATCTGCAGCATGAGCTTGATATCAAGTATGCCTTTCGTAAATTAATTGAGACTCGTACTCTTAACGTAGAGAGGGACTCACAAGTGGTGTCTCGTGAATTAACACGCCGCACTTCAGACGGAGGCGGTATGCGTTCAAGAACTAGAAGGTTTTCAGCATGACACACGATGAATTGCTGGCAGAGATAGACTTTGCAATAGATGACAGCAAGTACGACTACGACTTTAATTGCGCCGATGGCTCCCACGATTTCATGCTTGAAGCCCTTCGCAAAGTGGTGGAATTGCACAAGCCTATGAAGATTGTTGAGACTTTAACAGTTTGCCGTGAATGTTTTGTAATGTGGGAAAACACCCCCTATCCTTGCGCCACTATCCAAATCATTGAGAAGGAGTTAGCATGAAGTGTTCAAATTGTGATGGATTAGGTTGGTTATACCTAAGCGAGTTTAGAGAAGCAACGCCTGAGGGTGTTATTGGAGATGACCACTCTACTGTATTTACTAAGTCAGATTTTGATGACGCTATCTCCGTATGTCCAGACTGCGATGGTTTTGGTGAAGAGTTTGATGAGGATTACGCTGAAGATCTGGCAATTATTAAGATCATTGAAGACTACGAAAACCGTAGAGGATTCTACCGCTACTACAATGTAGACTTTGATGAGCGTAAAGTAACTATGGGCGTAGAGTTTGTATGGCGCACAAAGCGTTGGAAACTTGTTCATGGGCTCCCTACATTCGGTAAATTTGCTAGGATGTGGAAGTAATGTTTCAGCTATTCCTGCTGGTAATGTTCTACCTTGCCTGGAAATGCTGGAAAGTTTGGGATCAAAATAGGGACTATACCGCCCCAGAGGTTTTCGAAATTAACAGTGGCCTAAATTATGGAACTTCTTTAAGGAATGCATACAATAATGTTGTGGCCTATCAAGAATACCTTGTAGAAGAAGTAGAAAAGAAGATGAAATCTATGGAGGTTGATGATGAGTAAGCGTCAAGAAAAGATTGCAGCACGCCAAGCAGAGCAAGCTCAATTTCTTAAGGCTCGGGAACGTTTTAATATGGCCCGGTTTATGCAAGCTCAAGAGTTGGGAAAGCAGATGTTTGAAGCTGGTAAAGATCAGCTTACCGAAGGTCAGATTGCTATGATTGAGGCTGAGATGGCTGATAATCAAAGGATGATTGACGAGTACTTAGAGCGGGAGGGATTAAATGCCAAGCCAGAGCAGGAAACACCGGGGCTACCGGACACAGAAGTTAGTAGCTGAGTACCTTGCTAAACGAGGGTTTCCATTCGCAGAGAGTACGGGTGCTGGTAGATCTGGCACTGATATTACCGGTACTATTGGTATTGATTGGGAAGTAAAGGCTAGGGCTGATTTCAACCCTAGCGGGGCTATGAAGCAGCTTAAGGAACGCTCTAATGAGAAAGACCTACCTGTAGTTGTTCTCCGCTTAAATGGGCAGGGAGAGGCCTCTGTTGGGGAGTTCATGGCCTGTCTTAGATTAGAAGATTTTGTAAAGCTAATTAGGGATGCGGGATACGGCGATACACCGTAATATATGCCTTTAGGTGGGCGAATACAAATCGAACCTAAAGGACTAAAAATCGTGACTGATTCAGAAGAGAACTTCTTGCGTGTAAGCGCAGGATCAAATGCCCAAGCTGTAGGCTCAGCTATTGCACACGCACTATATGAGGCCCCACAGATTAAGCTCCGGGCAGTAGGAGCTTCAGCAGTAAACCAGGCAGTAAAGGCAATCGCTATCGCTAGAGGCTATGTGGCCCCTCGTGGTTTAGATCTTAATTGCCGTCCAGGATTTACCACAGTAGAGTCAAGGGATGGCAACATCTCTGCAATAGTCTTTACAATCTCGGTAAGTTAATCTATTATTAGTACCAAGAGATCTCTAACAGTTAGGTACCAACATGGCAAAATCAGATATTGATGCTGCAGTAGCAGCTGAAAATACGCAAGGCCGTAAGTCAGAAGGCAAGGGCGTTTCTTTCACCGCTCCTAAGCCTGAAAAGGGTAAGCTTGTTGCAAAAGGTAGCACCGCTGCTGCTGACCCAACAATCCAGACCCCAAGCGTTCGTGCTAACCGCCCTTACGCAGGACAGGAACGTCTAGGTGCTCGTTATGGCATTAGCGCAAGCTATGCAAAGCCAACAGCACCAGAAGCAGGACTAACACAGGCTAATGGCCGTGTTGTAAGTCCAGCAACAATCCGCCAGAAGGATTCATGGTCTGAAGGAATGGAAACTTCCTACTAAATCGGATATACTGTAAGCAGGATGACTTAGGTTGTCCTGCTATTACTAATTGGGGGCGCAATGAGTTTAGATGCTTTGTATTCTAAAGCAAAAGAAGAGAATACCTACGTTGCTGGTAAATGCGTAGTGGGCCAGTGGGCCAATTTTTTAACGGAAGCCGATCACAGAGCTTTCCTAGAATCTTTAAATGATGAGGACTTCTCTACGAGGAGCCTTCATACGCTGTACAAAAATGCAGGTGCACCATTCGGACTAACATCTCTCAAAGAACATAGAAACGGGAACTGCTCATGTCGCTAGAAGACGCATACAATAACGCTAAAGAAGAGGCTGCTGCATCTAGTGGCTTAAGCTCTATCGAGAAGTTACTCAAGGTTAACGGACTAAGCGCCGAAGATGTAGGCAAGATCAGTAAGGTCAGCCTATCAACAAACCCTGACGATACTAAAATTATTCTTTCTCCTAAATGGAGTGACGGTCCTGCATGGCAACCTGTACAGCCTGCAGACCCTGTAGTTATTAACCCAAAACCTACCCCAGCACTTATCAGTAGTGACTGGAAGGTTGCTGTTGCGCTTCCAGATCCTCAGATTGGATACCGCAAATATGAGGATGGCACATTAGATCCATTCCATGATGAAGATGCTATGGATGTAGCTCTTCAGATCGTAGGCTTAGACCATGGTCACCCATTAGATCAAGTAATTAATTTGGGTGACTTTCTAGACCTACCAATGTACGGAACTTATGAACAGGAGGAAAACTTTGCTCATACTGCTCAGCTCGCTATTAATAGGGGCTATCGTTTTCTTGCTGAACAAAGGGCGAACGGTGGTAGTGATGCCCGCATCATCCTTTTGGAGGGAAATCACGATAAGCGTCTTAACCGCTTTATTAACACTAATGCTGCTGCTGCATATGGCATCAAAGTAGCAGACATGCCAGATTCTTGGCCAGTTCTCAGCTTGCAGAACTTGCTACGTTGTGATGAACTAGGAGTGGAGTTTATTGATGGTTACCCAGCTGCTGCACATTGGATTAATAAGCGTCTTCGTGCTATGCATGGTGATCGTGCTAATTCATCTGGCTCTACGGCTGCTCAATATGCGAATTCTAATCCAAATATTTCCACGCTCTTTGGTCATACA